CTAGTCCCAGTAATTCTGAAATTCAGATGACTTGTGTAGCTCTCCCCATACCACAGCATCTCCCCATGTGGAGATAGATGAAGTGCGTTTCTCGCGCTCAAAAATCTTCTGGTATATCGCTGCAATACTTTTGTCCGTCGGCATTACTTTTAATATTTCAGATACAGGAAGCGGTCTTGGTGAATGCATGTAGCACCACCAGAAGACCGCTTTTATTCTTCTCTCAATAGATAGACCTCGGTGGTTTCTAAGTAAGTCTCTTAACCTCGCATTTATACCGCCTTCTATCTGGTTATTTGTCGATGGAACATTGCCTATCTCAGCTATTAAGTCTTTATTCAAATAAGTGAATAATGTGCCTTCTTTTATCAGCTTTATTCCTTCCATACTTGCTACAACTATTTCCACAAATAGGGCAAAGAACACGCTTCATTTTACAATCATCCTAGAATACTATTTCTAAGGAAGATATAACCCTAATCCGCCTTGAAATTTCAAGGGTTTCAGGCTATTTTACCAACTCTTTTTGTCCACCCTGTATCTTTTTTAAAAAAAGATATAACCGCTGCAGCCGTTGAATTTTCAACGACCACAGCGGTTTTTACCAACTCTTTTTGTCCTATAACTCTAACTTTTGGAATCTATGGATTCTGGGTAAACATCAAGCTTAGACAGTGGAAGACGATGCATACACATTTTGTCCTATAACTAAAATTTATTTAAATGAAAAAGCCTCGAATCCGCCAATCAAAAGGCGTTTTCAAGGCTTTTACTTTTGGAGCTGCTGGCGAGAATCGAACTCGCAACCACTTCATTACGAGTGAACAAGCATTCGCTTAAATTTCAGTACCTAACGTATATAGTGACTAATTATGTGACTAGTATCACACTGGTTAAGCTCCACTTAAAGATCCTACGTAATTCTACACATGTGTGATTGTGTAAGATCAATTCCCGTGATCATAAGCATTAAAATTCAAATCGAAACCAATTATATGTAAAACAGGGCGCTCGGGAGCTTTGATTGCAATGATTCTATACTTCCCACTACAAAACCTTATAGATATAAATTTACTTACATCTTTCAATTCTTCAGTTAAGTTTGTTGCTGAAAAATTTAATTGTTCAAACGAAATACACTCTAAACCTTGTTGTTTCTTTCTTATCCCAAAATCTTTCCAAGGGCAGTTTTGAATTTCATTTATTTTTTCAAACAATTTTTCATATGCATTACATTTTTTTCTGTAGTCGCGTATGTCTCGTACCCGATACTTCTTGTTTGTAGTTAAATGTTTGAAGCAGAATGTAATTGGCACATCCTGCTTCTTCTGATGAATACTTATTTGGGTTTTATCATTAGAACTTATTTTCATGATACATAGTGTTTTTCAAAATAATCTTTAATTTTTTCGAGAGGAATAACATCGCCTTGCGCTGTTTCCATCCAAGGAGTCTCTTGATGAGATAATTGGCGCAACCCCCAAGCCGAATACTTTCCAAAAGTATCATAAACTTCTACAAGAAGTTCCAAATCCTCTTCAGAAATCTCAATATTATAATCTTCATCCGGCACAATTCCATCGGCTCCATTAGCTTTATACTCTTGATACATTTCCTCTACTACAGGACCATGTTTCCATGCCAGTATTTTTTCTTCAAAAAGAGGTGTGTTTTTTATAGCCAAAAATGCTCCTTGTGCATAATACAAAAGCTTCTGGAGTTTTAGATTACTAATCATATCGGTATCCTCATCATCGAACTCTCGTCTTTTATTATTATAAGCTAAAAACCACTCGGCTATTGTTTTAACATTATACATTTTATCCCTCCTTTCAACATCCCAAACAAACCATATCCTTTGTCAAGTATATTATACATTTTTGTAAACAAAATTGGCAATAAATTTCCTCAATAGGAACAATTAAATAAATTATATATCTAAAATTATCAAAAAGAAAAATAGAGGGGGCTATTTAATCGCCCCCTGCTATCTAAAACCAAGACCAGCCTGTAGCACCAAGTTCAATTCCAACTTGAGCATTAATCAAAACAAAATTGATACCATCTAACAAAGCATTCATGTTACACCACCGAATTTAGATACTTCTGAAAAGCAGAGCATGTATTAGCTCCAGCATAACCATCAACTGTTAAACTGTATCCTTGACCATTAAGATACCTCTGTAGGGCGCAGATAGTATCATATCCGATATACCCATCAGCGGTAACACCTAATCTCCTCTGCAGCAATCTGACAGTATATGAGCCGCCCGAACCCCACTGTACACCACATTTCATATTCATGATATATCTTGCACAGTTCTTGAGCTGTCCACTCAGTATGCCGTCCCTGTATTGACCACCAAGCCACTTTTGCATCTTAAGAACAGACTGATATCCGAACAAGCCATCTATAACTAGCTTCCCATCACTCGTGATGTAGCTCTGTGACGGCGCTACATATCCACCTGCACCCAGTCTCTTATTAACCTCATTTGCTATGTATGAGAACTTAGATGCTAAATAAGGACCAGGGCAGGCCGTTGCCATATAGTATCTATGCATCTGTAAATTGCCATTTAAGTTGCCTGTAAATACCAGTCTAGGGATTCCGTTTCTTCTGCAAATATCTACACAGAGATTTATGCAAGATTCAATTGCCCTATCCGATACATGCCAATCAGCTCCGCCATCGTTGGCCAATTCCATTGTAACCGCCTTTGCATCGCCCCACTTGTTGGCTACAGACCACGCCCTATATGCCTCGTCTACATATTGTCCAATACGTCCATCGGAACCAATACCATAGTGAGTGCTTGCTTGCCTTGTCTGGAATACCCGACCGCACTGTTCAATGCTCAGGTTTCCTGCCATATGATGGATTATGATAGTAGTTATTTTACTTCCCATTCTGCTGCTTGAATGGGAGGTAATTATACGTTTATTTACCAGACTACTGTTGCTCATCGTTGACCTCCTTATTAGAATCATTCCATCCTCTACCCATACTATCTATTTCTTCAGGATCATGTTTACCGTAACTCATTGCTAGGTCACTATCTTTTGTGCCTGGAGTCGTCGGATCGACGACAATCCCCAGCAGTGTCAAGATGCCAACAAGCATTGTTACAAGCTCCATAAGCTGCTCCTGCGCTACACTTGGCACTATACCAAACACCTTAAGTGTCTGATAAATTAAAGCTGCGACCGCTGCTACGAATGTAAGTAGCCATGTCTTATTCCTAAATCTTACCTTCCAATTGATTTTCATTTTTTTATTTCTCCTTTCTGTTTTCCAGCGAACCGATTCGCCTCTCATGATCGTTGAGCCTGCTATCATGTTCGTTATGTTTCACCCACATTCGTGAGTGAGATTCCCTATCATGAGTTTCCTGCTCTCTGACCGCCTCTTCAACATCGTGAATGTCCTCATTCATGCTCTTAAGCTGCGAATCTAACGCAGCAATAGTACGGTTAAGTTCATTCACAGGTTTACTAACATAATTGTTAAGAGATGTAATCAAAGCGATTAATATCCCTAGACCAATCACTAGGTTACCCAGCATTTCTGGATCTTTCATAAAGCACCCTCCTTTCTTCTCTTAAAATTAAAAAGCCGGGCTAACCCCGACTTAACAAACTATTCACATACCGCTAATTACTCCTCATAAACAATTAAGGCATCTTGCATCTGCCAATATTGTTTCGCTATATTGTATGTATGTCCTGCTAGCACTGGACACATCATTGTCCCATAGTGTTGATTATACTCAATTGTACACATGCAGACATAGGCATTATCAGTTGTGTCTTTCACAAACATGTATGCAGAATTTCCTTGTGCTCTTCCGCTACATATAAGAGTTCCATCTCGAGGTGCCATCCAAACGTTTCCTAATTCGATACGTTCCTGTTTTAATGAAGTCCTATTTCCATGCACTTTACCTATCATGTATGCCTCCTACTCTTGATATAATACATTTATCTCAAAAATCTGCTCCTGAAGACCTGTTAATCTTCCGTTAACAGCTATCTCCAATTTACCACTATTGTTATCCCAAGAATAACCATAAAATACGGCAGTCCAAACATCATCTACTCTTGCTTTATGTAGTGGATGTACCTGTGCTAACAATACTTTTGCATTCTCCGTAATACCGAGTTCTGCTTTAGTAACTGTACGCATTGCTACCCCACCATTCGTAGCAATTTTCATATTCTTTTTCGCAACTTTCATTTGAAGGCTTCTACCCCCCCATGCACTCTACCCATTGCCATTACTGCGTTACCTCCTTTTTTAAACATCAGATTCTTTTGTTAGACGAATTACCGGAATTGTAACCGTTCCAAAATCATTCTTAGACACATATACCCTTACAGCCCCTACTCTTGATTCACATATTTCATAAAACAGATTTTCTGTTCCAGGGTTCAGATAAATATCTGGTATATGTTCTTCTGTACATATACCAATAGGTATGTCGATTCTGAATGGATACTTCGTATACGTACTATCAGATACTGCAGATGAGCTATATATTCGAACATCGGTTTTAACGACGACCATTTTCGCCATACTGTTTCGTATATTACCGGCCGTGGTTTCATCAATAGCAGAGGTGAGGAGTTTCTTAATCTCATCGATTGCTAAATCCATCACCCTAGTTGTTGTTATTCCACACAGCTTATAATCCATTCTAGTATCGGTAATCCTTTGTGCAGATATAGCACTTGTTCCTCGTGCTATAAAGATTTCAGCTACACATAACTCATACGTGCTGCTGTTCCTTGTCAGCTCTGGAGGCGATGGGCTTGCAGACGGCGTACCTTTAAGGATGTACCAATCCGTTGCCCTTATGTTTAAAGCATCGTTATGACGTATAACCACTCTATCTATTCTGTCCAAGCTCTCATCTGCGGCTTGGACGATAAGCGTTCTACCTTCTGTCGATAATCCTCCAGAATGCGGATCATCATCATAACAAAATATGCCCCTGATTCTACCCATGCCCGGACTGACTACAACCGACATGCCTACTCCCGGAGTAGTTTCCCATCCGCCATCCGGATATACTCCATCTGTCCAATTAGCAAGTGCCTCAATTCTATGATCACTCGCTCCGGTTAGGCGATCCCAAGGTGGATTTGCCGACTGATCATAAATTGATTGATAAGGAAATGCTCTCATATCTCACCTCTTCATTTCTTCTCTTTAACGTTTAATTCTCTTATGCCCCAGTGTTATAGTGTAGGTTTGTATATTCTTTTCCCAAACCTCGTGCACCTCTATAATCTGAGCTTCATATGTGATTCCTATTTCCGGGATTTCTACAAGTACAATGTCTCCAAGGTCATAATCTATCAGATATCGACAGCCTGCTATCTGCAGCGGAGTAACCTCTATTTCTCTTACTACATAATGATTTAAAAGCTCAAGTTGGCACATCTGTATAATTTGAGCTTTAATCTTAGCTTTATTAGCTGCTGTAATCTCAAGTCCTTCCGGCATGGAAAAATCCATCGACATCTCTTTCTGCCTGAATCGTTCTTCGACCTGCAGCGTACTTGTAAATGAATCAGTTTCGTAATGCTTGCCGCCTATCAAGGTAGTTCCACTATAGCCTTCCTTGACAATGTCGTCCGGTATTTCTACATACCCTGTGCATTTATGCTTGTAGACAGACATATCCTGGGAATATATGATTTCTTTCGCATTACCAATCCCCTTTGAAAAGCGAATACCTGTATCGCGAGGTTTAACAAATTTAATTTCCCATCCTCCATTCCAATTAATCTGAAATGATTCCTGGTCAAGTGCCAGGATTCGATATATTTCTCCACCTACATCCAAGCATCTTGTCACAACTTCGTCTCTTGACTTCATAGTCTCACTATCAAGTGCTTCTTTTATGCCTTTCTTTCTCAGGTATTCCATGAATTGATCATTCATACGCTTTGTAGCAACAATTGTCATCCCGTGACCTGTTGTAGCATCATTGGTCATATCCTCTGCAAATTTACCTTCTGTTGTAACATATCTGCCATTTGGATTAGCTTTATATGCAGGCTTGTAAACGATGCCTATCTCTCTACGACCTTCTGCCATAATATAGGCAGCTTCGATATAGTGCTTGGATTGTTGGTATATAGTGAATCCTCCAGGCTCATTACCTTTTCTATCCCACAGAAGCTGTATATATTTCAGCTCTCCTATGCGGTTCATATTTTCGTCAAATGCAAACACTTTCATAGCTACATGTCTCCGTTATATAACTTGTGATAATTGACAGTACCAAACATTTCCTTATTGCTAACTAGTGTATTATCACCAGTCTTTAACATAGGTTCACCAAGCACAATCATATCCTTTAGAACATTCTTACCATCTAGTTGGTAAACTCCATTTTCGGAATCTATATATAGAGACTCTCCTGAACCGACAGTTCCATTGTATTTGATAAGCGCATCATTGATTTTCACTTCCGGGTTATCAACTGCACCGTGAATTGTGATTGTAAACAATGCTGGTGCGTCTCCGTCGTTATACACATAAACTGTTTTGTTTACATTAATTCTCTCAAATACAGTATATGCATTAGCCGGAAGATTTTGATTTGGTTCAATAAATGCATACGGATAATGCCATAATGCCGACTGTGTATAGAAGTTCCTTACAGTGTCGTCAAGTGACTTCCAATACGGATCAGCTGCATAGAACGTAATCTCAACCTCTTCATGAGAATATAAATCCTCTGTATGTTTAGGAGTCAGTAATTCAGCGTCTAGGTACACTTCTCTGCCATTAAAATACGACTCCACTCTGAATTTATGAAGTACGTTAAAAAAGAACTCCATAAATCTTCGTGAAGCCGCTATTCCAGTATGACTTGTAATCTTATACTTTATGGTCCTTCCTTTGACTCTTTCTCCTGAATGCCAGTCTCCATACCCACTGCCTTTCGCATCATAAAAGTGTTCGACTTCTACGTTGCTTGTACCAGTCTTACTGAGTAGTTCGTAATCTTCTGCACCATCTCCTATATTCATGATGGCACCATCATCTCGGATAAACTTCAGAAATATCATTTACGCATCCACCTCCAATCCCAAACGAGTTAGCTCGGCTAACTTATCGCGAGCATCTGCAGGTGTGTAGACTCTTTCATGGAAGTTAACCTCTTGCTTGATTGGTCTAGCATTAATCTGCTCAACCTTATCTATGAGCTTATCAAGTAGACCGCGTTCTTTTGACTGCATCATAATTGTGGTTCCTACTTGTACCGGAAGCGTTGTTCCTTTAGCAACATTCGGAATACTAATTCGCTTTTTAACTCCAAGTCCTATGGTGACCGGATCAACCTTCATAGCCGCCACTGTATTATTAGCTACTTGTCTAGCTTTCTTGTACAGTGCTTTTGATTCACGTATCATACCGACTCCCACACCTTGAGCAATTGGTGCTCCTACAAGCCTTGCAGTCTTCCTCGATGGAGAACGGGACTCTATTGCTCGTTTCATGTTATCAACAACTGCATTAGCTATTGCTATACCAGCAGCGATAACCTGTGCTTTTGCTGCAAGTATTCCGGATTTAATGCCAGTTCCCGCGTTGTATCCAACACCATAAAATGAAACACTACCTGCACTTGATCGCGCTGCATTCATGAGGGATGACATAGCAGATGAAATTGTACCTCTCCATCCATGAGGTGAGCTAGATAGCTGAGATAATCTAGGAGCAAATGCACCTTTAAGGTTTGCTCCTCCCGCAGCTTTGTTTGCTGCAGATACTAAACTATTCATTGCAGCTTTAATTCCACCAGCATAATTTTTAGGAGACTCTGATAATTTATCAAGCTGATCATCAATAGATATATCTGATTCCTTGATTCCCTCTTGTACGCCGCCCATCATATCCTTAGTTGCAGCTTTCATTTTTCCGCGATTACCTTTGACTCTCGCAGTCTGTTCTCCTAGCTTAGAATCTATAGCAGCTAGCTCTTTCTGCTTAGCCTCTGCAGCAGCCTTTACGTTATCAGATCCAGTCTTCTTATAAAGCTTATTCAATGCCTTAAGTTCTGCAGCTGTATCTTCTCTCTGCTTACGGAGTTGCTTCTTGCTCTTTTTGTTGATATCAGCCATCGCTTGAGCATGCCCATCCAGCACTGCATTAATCTTGGAGTAATTACCTTTTTCAAACTCAGCAAGCGCTTGTTCATATCTGGTAATATCCTTGTTGTACTTATTAACCTGAGCTGCAGCCTTGTTTTTGGCCTTTATGAGCTTTGCCTGCTTCTCTTCGTATTCGCTTACCTGTCTTGCAGACATCCTATTAATTTCAGCCTGCGACTTGGTGTGTTTATCCAGTTCATTGCTAGCCCTGGTGTATGCTTCCGTGGATTTGCGAATATTTCTCTGCGCCGTCTTATACGATTCCTCATATGCATCAAGCACAATTTGAGCTCTTTTCTTAACCAGGTAATTATCTATAGCCCTGCTAAGCTCACCATAGTTCTGAATTACACCGTTCTGCATGCTGATTTCAGCACCTTGAGATTGCAATATTGATACAATGGCAGCGGCTCTGCCTTCATAGCCTTTTTTGACACGCCCGGATGCATCCACGATACCGTCAAGCTCTCTCTTGAGATTAATAGCATTTTCTATTTCTGCACCTTTTTGAACCATATCATTTGCAGCTGCTCTTCTCTGACTGTTATATGCCTTCTCTGCTTCCTCGTTAGCCTTGGAAAGCTTTAGAACTGCGCTGTAATCTTTATCCGCTTCCAAAGCATGTGCCTGCATCGTCTTCTTTGCCAGCTCCACTGCTGTTACAAACGCCAGCACCCCAACTACTATAGTTACATAAGGGTTGATTCCTGCCATCAGAGCTTGGGCTTTACCTAAGGCTAGTGTCTTTGCCTCTGCAAGGGTAAGTTTCTGAGTCAATAAACCAACTACAACACCAACACCGGATATCTCCGCTTTAGTTCCTGCTAAGCTCAATCTCGCTATAGCTGCCATCTCAATTTTGTATTTCTTTGCTTCTAGCAGTCCTCTACTCCAAAGGCCAGCTAGTGCACCAGCACCAGAAGTTACTCTTGGTGCTACATATAAACCTGCAATAAGAGGAGATACTATCTTGAGAACATCAATAAGTGTTCTTACTCCAGCTACAGTCTTTTTTACGTTGAATTTTTCCACGAATTTGATAGCGTTAGGAAGAAGAGACGACTTAATTATGTTGCTAACACCTTCCATCGCTTCGCCAAGTTTCGCATGGACATTGTCCTTTAGGGTCGACCAAAGACCGATTGCAGTTTTCGACTGTGTTTTCATGGCATCATTAAACTGACCACCTGCAGATGTTGCGGTCTTCATAGCATCTGCTACCATGTCAAAGGTAATTTGACCTTTTGCCATTTCATCCTTTAACTGTGCCATGCTCTTTCCGGTCTTCTTGGATATGATAGTAAGAGGGTTAAAGCCTGCATTAATCATCTGTAGTAAGTCTTGCCCCATTAGACGCCCCTGTGATTTAACCTGACCAAATACCAGGGCCAATGCCGAGAACTTCTCCTTGTTACCAAGGGATATGTCTCCAAGCATTTTGAGGTCACCTTCTATCAGATTGACATTCTCTCCAAATGCCAATAGCGTTTGAGATGCATTTGCTAAATCTGTCATTTCAAATGGCGTCTCTGCAGCAAATTTCTTGAGCATCTGCATGTGCTTTGTAGCTTCCTTTGTGCTACCAAGCATTGTCTTGAAAGACTGGTAGTACTGCTCCATTTGAGCGTTATACTTAACACCAGATACCATAGCTGCTGTGATAGCAGTACCCATTGCTATAGCTCCGCGTTTTGCATATTTTACAAGCTGGTCTGTGAGTTTGCCTCCCATGCCGCCTATCTTTTTAGCTCCCTTATTAAAGCCTCCGGAATCAAGCTTTGTATTGAACATCAGATATCCTGCATATTCCTGAGCCATAACTAACCATTCCCTTCTTTAAGTAACTTATTGAACCTATCTACAGCGTCCTGTTCCTCTTTCGACCTTTGAATCTTGAGTTCTGCAATATCTGCATTTTCTGCCCACCAATCAATATCACTCTCTGTTTGCTTGCCCTTTTGTTTCAACAAACGTTGAGATACTATCGTTGTGAAGCTGGATTCTCCTACTTCGGAAAAGGCAGATAGGAAGTCCCACCAATGAAAAAAGGCTTTTCCACGAACGGAAAAACCCACGGTTTTATCTACTGCCGCTATTATAAATCTCAAATCCTGATTCCATGAATATAGTCTTCTTTGACTGCCGGAGGAAGATGTTTGATTCGGCTCTCCACCATTTAGGAACCACACTGTTTTTTCTAGTGCTTCCTGTAAGTAAACTCCTGGAATTACTGCATTTTTGAAAATTACCTTCATTGCTATAAAAAGCTTTTCACTGTCAGTCAGTTCAGGATCTTCAAACATCTGCATCAAGCGGATACCAGCTCTATAATCACTCCTGATAGAATATTCCTTTTCTCCTAGCTTAATGCTATTCGGTAGAGTCAGCATTCTCTTCTTCTGCCTCTTCAGTAGCATTAATTACTTCTTCTGTAGGCAGCTCCTTTTTCTCTGTAGGTAATTCCTCTACTATTTCAGAGTAAACCTTGTCGATTCTATCGGATCTAGTTTGAATTTCCTTCTCAAAGATAGGATACAAGGCCATCAGCATTGCTATCATGATATATTCCCCATCACTGTTGATAGCAACAGAGGATGTGTCTCCAAAAACAATTTGAGCCTGTCCTTCACCAAAAATACTATCAAAAGCACCTCTGAACCAACTATCTATATCATCCATAAGGTCTGCAGTTTGAGCAGTGAATTCAGCTTCAGTAATATCCCCTGACTTTTCAATACCTTCTGCCCTCTTTGAAAAATCCTTCATCTTTTCTTCCGCTTCATCAACCAGTCTCAAAAAGCCTTTAAGTACTTTCTGATCCGTAGGATTAAACGAAAACTTCCGGGATGGATCACCCTGCACATACAGGGTGATTGTCCCGGTATCAAAATTCAAATTTGTACCAGCCATGACCTATTATCCTTTCTTATCCTTATAGAGTCTTTGTGAATTTCTTTGTAGTAGGATTGAATTTACCCTTCTCATTCACGTTTGTATAGTGTAGCTCGTAAGGAATCTGGAAAGCATCCGTGTTGCCTCCAAGAGACTTAACCTCCACGATTACCCCCTTCTTGATTGCAGGATATTCAGACGATTCCGGTTCAGCAAATAGGTCTACATCTATTACGTGTGTCTCACAGTCACCATGTGTCTTGAGACCATCAGCAATTCCTTTTAGAAATGCAAAGGTCTTCGTCCCCTTATCTGCCTTATAAGGCGAAACAGACATACTTGGGGAATAACCGTCTACTGCCGTACTGTTCTTACCAAGAACATTTTTGGTCTTGCTGACATTGGCATTGAGCTCTTCAGTCAATGTATCGTTATCTTCTCCGATTGCCTCATAGTCGAAGTTAGTCCCCCCTGCATCTGGGATTCCTAAAAACGTCTGCCATAGTTCTCTTTTAATTACATTGCTCATACTGTCCTCCTATTTTCTCTTCTTAATTGTTAGTATTAATTCTACTTGATATACACCTGCACCGCTTTCCTCGATGTCATACAGCATATGATTTGATGGTACTAAATTGACCGCTTCATACTTACCTGGTAATTCAGGGAGGATTCCTTCATCAATCTTTGTTTCGATCCATTCTGAAAGAGACTCCAAAAAGTCATACATATCTTCTCTTGCAGAATTATCTACGGCCAAATCCTTTGCGAAAAAGATATATGAATTTTCATAGGTCTTATTCCCAAGAACATCCGTCCTTGTTCTAGAATTCCCTGTTGGTGCAAGTGCGGAAGTTCCACCTTTTACACCTCTCTTTCCCGGCGTATAGTCCGTTTCCATCTCTGACATATTTATAAGCTGCATTCCATCATACTTGGCTAAATAATCTTGTACGCTTTTAATAATACTCATTAGTTTTATCCCTTCGTTATTGCAGCAGCCCCAGATAGTATGCTATGTAGATGTTGCCTCTTCATACGCTCAAACCACTTGGGACCTCTCCTAGGTGCTCCGTGATACTGCATATTACGGTTTGTAAGCTTCTTAGGTGCTTTTCCAACCATTAGCTTGCCGTAGTAGTGATATCTAGCATATGGTGCGTTGTACGCTACTTCACCTTCACCTGGTACAGTTCCTAGTATTCCGGACTTATCTAACATACCCGAACGAAATGGAACCATCGGACTGCATAACCTAATTACTTCATGGTCAATAAACTTTTGAGCTTTATCAAAGCTTTTGCCCCATTGGTTCCCAAATCCTGGATTCCACTTTAGCTCCGCAGTGCCATCCTTGGTTACAACAATGCAACCTCGTGGTGTCTCTATTTTGTTTGTCATCTTGCCACCACCTCTATATGCTTCTGCCCATCGCCAAAATCAAAATTTTCAGCCGACGTGACAAGAAATGCGTTCTTGTGATATAAGATATCATTTGCCTTATTTACGGCTGTCACAGGTGAAATTCCATCGTATATGATGTCACCTTTTTCTATGACTACATCATTGATAGATGTAAGTGGTATATATGCAATCAGTTTAGATGAGGATTCAACACCGTGCTTTCTGATTGTTTCTCCCTCAATTTTCTCTACATGCACATCATTCACCACTCTAGTCAGCCACTTATTATCTTCCACCTTGTGATAAATCGTTACAGTCTGTGTGAACATGTTCACGCCCACTCAACTCCCTTCCGATACTCGGACAGATAAAGCATGGCTGCATTAAGTAGTCTATCTTTATCAGATACACTATTCACACTGTAGTGCTTTGACCATGACCCTACAGTCTGACTTTCCAGTACGCCCTGATCTACAGTCTGCTTTGCCTCTGCAACAGCACATATACCATGCTTATAATCATCTACATCAACATCAAATCCTACGAAATGCTTTCGAATATAAGCACTGGCGAAAGCTTCACGCCCCCGCCAGTCTTCCTCGGATATTGCCTTGCCGCAGAATTCGTCCGTGTAAAACTTATATTCAACCATTAAGGCCTCCTTGCTTATCCAAGCACTCTTGTTGCGAGTTCAGGATAGATTGCTGTGTATCCGTAAAGTACGTCCATTGACAGCATTTCCTTCTTCTTCTCCATGTTGTAGCCTCTTACTACACGAAGAGAGATTCCGTTGTGGCTAGTTACATAGCTCTCTACTCCCGCTGGTGCCTGAAGTGGTCTTGTTACATACGCAAAAGCCATAGGATTAAATGCAAGGTTTGCAGTGTGGCTCTTGAGCAGCACTGCTTGCACGTCTGCATTTGCTGTGATTTTTGGTGTTACACTAACGTGGATTTCATCTCCAGAAGCTGTTGTATTTTCTGTAACCAAATACTGTTTTCCAACAATAGTGATAATATCTCCCTTAACAAGAGTTCCTGTAAGTCCTGTTCCTGTAAGTACAACTTCATCGGAATCTTCAACCTGAGATTTAACGGTGATTTTATCCCCAGTCACCTTAAGCGTGCCTGAAGTATGCTTTCTCACAGCCTGGGACATGTAGTTATCTAGTCCCATTACTCTACCAATTGAACCCTCTCTGAGAGCGTTGGTAGAACCTGACTTCTCAGCATTAACGATTGCTGGGACAGTGGAGAATGCAGCATCAGCTTCGGTGTCCCATACTCCTACTCTGCCGGCAACTGGCACGAGCTGCTTATTAAGCTGCTTTCTTACATTTGCAAGGTCCGTTAGTTCAGATGGTGTCGTACCTGCCTTTCCTACAGCTGTAGGAATGAACTTATATAGATCTAGTCCATCATTGTTAATCTTCTCTGCCAGAGCGACTGCCGCTGGTTCAAGGAATAGTCTATTCAAATCATCTACGTTAGTAGCTCTCTGGATTGCACTAAACTCCACATCTACTGTAGCTAGCTTATCTAACTTAACCTCTACAGATTCCTCATTGATTCCCTGTGGCTTAACGCCCTGTGACTCATTAAATTCCTCTGCAATGAGTTTTACAGGCTTCTTGACCTGAATCTTGGTTCCAAGGCCTGGTACAAAATCATTTGAGAAATCTCTGTGTACCAGATTAGGGAATACTAGGTTGTTCATTAGTCTAGGTAATGTCTGTCTTGCGATATTTTTTACTTCAAGAAAATTGTTTGGCATAATTCTTACTTCCTTTCTTTTTCTTCGAGTCTTTTGTAATACTCTTCATCTGATAGTTTGTCGAGATCAGGCTCTGCTCCGCCTCCGTGATTTCCACCACTCGAGAACCCTCCTGCTCCGCCGGCTACACCATCGTCGCCATCATCCTTCTTAAACAAGGCCGGTGATGCTTCCATCATTGGCTTTAGGATGTCAGATAGACCTATAGGATTGCCCTGGCTATCAAAGGCGAACTTATCGATTCCACCATGCTTATACATGATGTAATCAGGATCCAGCGCACCCTGCCCTCTTAGCGCATCCTTTAAAGCGTATTCCTTTTGTAGGTCGCTAGTCTTCTTTTTCTCTGCTGCGATATCAGCATCATACTTATCCTGCCATTCCTTGGCATCATTACGCAGCTTGTCAACATCGACCCCATCGAACTTGTCAACCTTCTCCTTTAGACCCTTGATAGTCTGATCAGCAATATCAAGTTCTTTCTGTTTGTCCTGTGCTGTCTTGTCCTGTGCTGCTTTAATATCCTTGCCATTTTCTGCCAGGATGTTTTCGACGGTATCTTTCAGCTTTTCATCAGATACTCCAGCTTCCTTCAAAACTTTCTCGATCTCTTCTCTTTTCATTGTGTCCTCCATTCTATTATCCGCTACGCCATCTTTTACGGCAGGCGACGCCGATGCGGCTCACATTTTACGCCGATGAGCAGGCGAGTGATAAAATTCCGTCAGTTTTACGCCTTGACTGGGCGAATATAAAAAACAGAGGTGCGCACCCTCTGCAATTTATCTGATGTTATAAGCACCCTGCCTCTTCAAATGCTTTTTGTAGCTTTGGAGTTTGAAGTGCTATCCAGTCAACTATCTCTTCATTTCTTGCCCATTCTGAACTTACATCAAGCCCAGATTCATATAGAAAGGCATGCACAATCTCATGTCTTAACACCTTCTTTTTATATAAATTGGGATTGGCAACTGTTTCCGAAGTTGGTTCAAAGTCATCAATTACAATCTCCTTTGAATAAAATTCACATATGCCGTCTGCATGTTTGAGCTTGGGAGTTTCTTTTTCCTTTTGCCCCTTGATGCTATATTCTGTTCCAAGTATATTTACCTTGTCTTTTAATTCTAAAGATTCCATTGCCACTCCTTTTCTTTGCATGCAAAAAGCAGACCAATTGGCCTGCTTTAAAAATCTAATTATTACTTAATACTTGAACCTATTGTTATCACATTGGTTGCTATCCTCATGAATTTCTGCATTGCACTGTTTTCATGAAGGTATTGTGCCCCTTTCAATGTAATTCTAGCCTCTTCAATATTAACTTTTGTCTCCCCGAGTACATTCTTGCTTATATCAACTCCCCGAATATACCCTTCTTCAAGAAGATTTTTCATAACCATAAGCCACTCTTCATCCGATACATTTAAGTGTTCAGGACTAATAAGTGTGCCCATGTATTCAACATCTTTTGCAGATTCTAAATTTTTCAGAATCTTGTATGCTGTTTCAAGCGTATTCATTATTCCCCTCCACCTTCTCTATCATCATAATTATCACATGCATCTAAAACACGATCATATATCAACTGTGCATCTTCCCCAATCTCATTATAGAATTCCATTTTTTTATCAAAACCATAGCGCAAAATCATATCATCAAGAGCATTAAGGTATTTCCTAATATCAGTACGTTCCAATTTAATTGTTGCCAGCTCCGACCATTCTTCTACATATGGTTTTAAAAACTTTTGTTCTTCACCGCTTATTTCTACAACAATCATACCTCTCTATCCTTTCTGTTAGTTTGCACAAGAACACCAGTTTTAGGATTATATGTAACCTGGCACCCTGAACCTACCAGCATTATAGTATCTTCATGTCCGGAAGTTCTTTCTTCCCCATGTGTTATGCAACGTTTTAATTCCTCAATGCTTACACCTGTTCTATCGTACTTTTTGTTAGGTGCCGAGTGTCCAATCATTCTGCCGACAAAATGAGATGAATAATCTTTAATTTCAACACCCTGCGGGGTTTTCAGCCCTACAAGCTGTTCATCAATCAGATGCGCCTTTTCTCTGTATGTGGATAACCCCAGCAGTGGTGAGACTTCTCCCCTTTCAACAGATAACACATATTTTTTGAATAGCTTGTACTCAGGAGGGTTATTGTACTTCATGTCGTAATAGCTTGCAAGTGTTTTTCTCATTCCTTGTCCTTCAAACGAATAAGCTTTACGAAACCACTGATAATACTTCCTTGCTTCCCATTGAGATTTACCGGCTTCACCTTTTCCAAACCCTGCTACTATCATACGATCATGCTGCGATGGCATGCCTGTCTGTTCTTCCAGGTTCTTCAGCTTTTCCATATATGATCGCATCTTTACACTGGATTCTGTTGTATCAAGTCCTGCAGCTTCTTGCATTAGGTATTCTCGTTTCCATCTCCTCCGAGCTCTTTCGTAATACCTCTGCATCTGAGATACTTCATACTCTGTATATTTCTTGCCATTGTATAAGTAATCCTTAGCTACATATTCGGCCAACATCTCATCGCTATAAGCAGGAGTTGATAAACCTGGATAGAACGGATGAAAATTGTGCCTGCAATTATATCCACATAGCCCCGGACCTGTTCCATATCCTGTAGCTTCATAGAAGTTAGGATATCCTGGTTCTTCACCGTGCAGTTTAAACACCTTGCCTTGCCACACCTCATGTTCCGGACGTGCTCCGGCATGTGCTGTAGTTTCCACATATTCGCTATCAACATCTTCTGCTCTTGCAAGCTGCATATCTCCAGCCGTCTGATTAATACCGGTCACAATAGCTCTTCTAGCTGCCACTTCTATATTATCCACACGCCCCGAAGGATACCTTACTGACTCAATCCCTTTTTCAGCTAATGCCTTGATTGCATTCCTGATGGCTGTTTCTGTATCAAATGCTCCGGATATTACTTGCATATATGCTTGGTCAAGTATCTTGCTAAACTGTTTGGATGCATTAGCTGCAGTACTTCTCGTGAGATTGCGAAAAGCTTTTGCTGTTCGTCTATATCCGGAATTCATTACGGCAATCAGAGACGGACTTGCTTCAAGTGGTGGACATTTCTTTCCTGCCATTGAATGGATTCGGTCATCACTAGCTATTGTCTCCATACCTGCTTCTTTCATAAGCTCCTTGATTTCTTGAATGCTTCTGCCTGTGAGCTGAGACAATCTCCTGTTTATCTCTGCCTCAAACATACCCATTGCTTCGAGTTTCCTCTTCTGCCACTGTGCAGCAGGGATATAGAAATCATATGTGGATATACGCCTTGCCATGTCGGCCAATATTGCTTCCTCTGTTTCTCTATATAGTTCAAGCAATCCTTCTGGTGCTTCATGTAAGAATTCCGGTGTAAGCATACATCCTCCTTAACTATCGGCTGCTTTATTTTTGATTAAACCCAAATGGATCCTCTTCATAATTACTTTCAGGAATATTAGCTTTTGCTGTGTCATCACTTTCTCCATACCACTTAGCTCTATACTCCCATTTATTCATAATGCCTTCTCTTACATCCTGCATATCTTGAGCTCTTTCAGATGCACTATCAGAAATAAAGCTGTCTCCGAGGTCTATTTCAATCTTTGTTTCAGGATCTACATCGCCACCTCCAAGCTCCTTCTTAACCCATAGGATTGACCTGATAAGTGATTCAAGTGCATCTTTGACAATAAGAGAATGTTTACCTGTATTTCTAGTCAAATCTTGACGTCCACCGAGATATTCTGTAGCGGTTACCTGTACAACCCCTGTGCCACTGTTGAAATGATAGAACTTTGTTCCCAGTCCACACTTGAATGATAGTAAATCTAGTTGAGCCTGAACCCCCTCTACGTTCTCTGATACTCTGAGAGATGGATTGTGTTCCTGAATAAACTTCTTTGTGCCGTCATCATCTATCAGGTCATCACCTGTTTCCACAAATAGCTGCTGCGCTACATCATCAGGAGTAATGGTCTCTCCTCTTTCATTTCTACGAACAATGCGGCTATTCATGAATACCTTTTTGCCACCAAGCTTGAAGTCCTTGTTGAAATTGTTGTATGCAAGGTCTACCCCTTCAAGGTTATCTAACGCATTTGCAAATACTGAAATTCCTAGTGGAGAACCAGGAGCTATGTTATTCTCAATATTTGGCATAACGATAGAAAACAGAGGAACGTTTCCCCCTGTTGTCATTTCTTCAAGTATTCCTTCCGGGAGCTCTTGCTTTATCAGGCTACCCTCTTCAGCTTTGAAGTACTCGTTTGTAATTACGTACTGCCCATCTACCAGTCTGTGAGTTTCAAGATATATCATCTTCACACCTAACTGCAGCACCTCAGATGCAAATACAACCTCTGTTATCTTACCTGCATGTGCAGACAGAGGGATTATGTGGTCTGCAGATAGATATTCAATCCTAATGTCTGTGTTAGGACTTGGGATTATCTTATTGTTCCTACCGAGCTTTATATTTTCGGCTCTTAACACGAATGCACCTGTACCGAATGCAAAGCTCTTTTCTATCAGTCGATTACCTTGCTGACGGAATGCATTGTTTCTAAGTATACCCTTAAATATATTCTTCTTAGCCGTCTTATCCTCTTTTCCCTCTTCAGCATCTTCCTTTTCTCCGAGTATGTATGTCTCGGATGCTTCATCATCGATGGCAATATGTAGCTCGTCATTTAGTAGTCCTGATGCCCAGTCTTCGCACACCTGCTTCGCCATCTTTAGTGTATAAAGTTTGCGCTCTTTTTTCTTACCATCCAATCCGACCTCTGCAAAGGTATGAAACGGAGCATAATATCCCATCCACCAGTCTCTCCATATCGATATATTTTGGTAATAGCTACTATCAAGATTTATGTCGTACTTTTTATTTAAGTGATCAATAACGGTATTTATATTCATCAGTTACTCCTTTTGGATTCAGGAAGCAGCTTTTTCATAAATCGCTCCCATGAATATTCCCATGCGTCTAATATATCTATGTCACTACTGAAATTATCTAGGCGAACATCCTTTCCTTTTTCAGCTTCTTTTGGATCCCATATCGCTGACTTCAGACCAGCTATCAGAAGTTTGCATTCCGGTAACACCTTCATCCTTCCACTAGCTAGCAAAGTATTACCGCAATACACACGATCCGTAATCTTCTTCTTTGCACTATCACCTATGCTTGCTGTGATACCCGCTACCCTACATGCTTTAGCCAATCCATTTATCAGATACTGTGCTTCGTTATCGGCGAATATGTAGAGTATAGGGATTCCTGGAAACTCCCTCTTCAGCTCCTCGTAAAATATCAAGAAACTTTTATTAAGCTTATCAGGATCTATATCTCCTTTTTTCCCTTCGATATTTGCATCTTTTACTACATCGACTTCCTGGAATCTGTAATGAATTGCTGAAGCTACAAATGTTGTTAGCGACCTGTTTCCTCCAAAGTCTATCCCTATTGAGATAAAGTGTATGGTTCTTAACCATTCCTGCTTTTCGTTATTATCCTTAAACATCCGAATGTGCTTACTTGGATTATCAGCAAAGCTTTTATATATGACACCCTCTGCAGCGCATCTCTCTCCGAGTATGTCTCTCCTGTACCATATTGTTTCAGGATCATAGTCTGCCATCAGTTCTTTCTGTCTCTGCTTGCTAATCGTTACGTTATCAAACAAGGTGAAATGCTCGTAATTATATCCACTAGGAAACTCACCTGCAGCTGCTTTCTCGGCATACTTGTCTATATAATTCTTGTATATCGATGCATATGGATTATCCGGGTTTAAATCCCAAAAGAATTTACGCATCTTTGCGGCCGCTGTACGGTTGATACACTCTTTTATCATGGAGTCATGATGTAGATTTATCTCTGTGGCTATCCACATGCCATACGAGTTACCACGAACTTTTTTATATGAGTCAGCCTTACCGCCACCTGCAAATATGACTACTCTTAGCTTTCTTTTTGTAGACGGTCCTTGTATATACAGAGCCTCGTTACCCTTAAATTTTCCCCAGTGACATTGCCCTCTGAATATGTGCTCAAGTCCGAATCCGTTTGCATCTCCAATGTTAAGTTTTGCATTTCCCAGGGTTGAACCACTAGCTAGATGCAGCTTGTCCTTTGTCCTCTTCAGCTCATGAGCAAAAGCAAATATATTATCCGTTGTCTTACCTGCACGGATAGAACCCTCTGCGACATTATATGTGCAGTCTCTGGATCGCCTCATATATGCCTTGTGCTTATCTCCAAACCTGTAAGGAATACTCTTTCTCTTAACAGGCTCTTTACTCTTCGGTACTGCCATATATCTCTTCCTCTAGGTCATCAACATCTTCAATCTCTGCCCCTTCTCCAGTTAAGGCTTTATTAACTGCAGCTGTCTTTGACTTAATATATTCAACTTGAGCCTTTTGCTCTTCTGTGGCTAAGTCCATATGATCCGCTAGCCAAGCTAGAGCCTTTTGCCTATCTTCGAGCTTAATCTTTTTCGTCTGCCCCATAGATATTTCAGCTATCAGAGTTCCGTCTACTTTTGCATCACTCTTGAATCTCATATAGCTTTGCCTTGTTCCATCCTCTGTTTTTTCACTTCCAAATTCTACAAAGTCCGTTATATCCAAGAATGCAATATCTATGTATTTCTGGAATATATCAGATGAATTTAACATAGCTTTGTTAAGTCTGTTTTCCTTTAGCTCCCTAATACACTTTTTGATTTCAGCATTTTTCAGCATTCTGTATCCATTTGACCCTGCTGTTTTACGGCTACATTTATATGCTTTTTGGTATGCTTTTGTAGCATTAAAACAGGTCACATAATACATGCAAAATAATTTTTGATTAGATGTAAGAAAATTATTTTCGACAAGTTTTTCAGCATCATCACCGAGCTCCTTTTTCAGCTGTCTCTCAGAAGCTTTTTTTGACTGCATTTTTTGCAACGTTTTTGGCGTTGCACTTTGCTCCCATTTTCCGCGTCTTTTCCATGACCTCAAAGTTGATTCTTTGATTTCTAGTTTTTGGGCAATAAGTATTAAGTTTTCACCGCTTTCATAAAGTTCCTTTGCGGCCCTTTTCTTCTCTTCATTCGCTTGCATCGCTCTTCCTGCACTGTTTAAAATCCACAAAAAAACAGCATGCAACGAAGCTGCTGTTCAAATTCGTCTTTTCTAGTGATTTTTATACCCACACATTGAAAAAGGACGCCTTGCGACGACCTTTTCCGAATCTTTATAGCTTGGGAGAAAAACCTGTGTCTCTTCGACACTTTCTACACTATCATTTTATCAGATTTTTTTATGTTTTTTATGCAAGTTTCTGTTTTTGCCAAAAAATTGATAGTTTTCTGGAGATAACAGATTGATTATATCCTAATAGCTTCCCTATCTCTTCCTGGCTTAATCCGTTTATGTAATAGCTGCGTAAGATAGTTCTAAGCTCACTATCCGTTTGAGTCTCAATGAATTTCTCTGCATCAATTATCTTGGTTTGCAATTTCTTCTTTGTCGCAATAAGCTTCTTTATCAATTGGTCCTTGCATATTGAACCGTCATCATATCCTGTCTCTATTTTAGGAATAGGATATCCTGTTTTGTAATCTTTATAGAACGCAAAAGTATATGTGCTTTTAGGCGCACACAATGACATCTCTATTGCATTTATTTCTTGCTTAATCGATATAAGCTCTTCCATTTCTTTTTTTGTCATATTTCATCCCACTTAAATAAACTTGCTCACTAGAGCAACTCATCACCTTCTGCAATTTTCTGTTTTTCGCATTCGTATAAGCAAGCTGAATCCAGAACCATTACCTCCGTTTTCTTCGTCTTGCCCAAACAAAGCCAATTGCCTTCCATCATGCTCAACAAGGCAGTCCGTAAAGGTATACCTTGTCTTGTTGTTTTTATTAACAAGCTTAGATATATATAGTCCATCTGATGGGTCATTAATGATTCTCTCCATCTGAGATTTCGTTATAGCTTTATCTGAAACTATAGGATCAGGCTTTTCTAGATTTATGGAACTACCCCAGCACCTTTTACTCTTACCCTGTCTAGCCATATACAGAGCTTTGCCTGTGATTCCGTATTCATCAAATTTGAGCTTGTCAGAATTTGAAAATCCAGCTTTCCATTTATCCTCTATGACATCTCTGTCCACATTTCCAAATATCATGTGGATATGAGGTCTAGCTTTTGACCCAGTATCATCTCCAGCATGGTTGGATATTACATACACATATTTCACTGGCTCACTGGATCTCTTTTTCATCTCTCTGCGGACTCTTGCCACATAGTTAGTTATATCCTTAAGTACCTGCTCTCTGTCATACGGAAGATGATCATCGTCATATGTGAGATCTATACTAAAGTCACCCTCTTTGAAATTAAGATTGCATATTCTGACAAAGTATCTTTGACTTCTTTTTGAATTTAGGTTCTTCTGCGCAGGGGATGACTCATGTCTTTTTTCTGCCCTTTTTATTATTCTCTTTCTTGGAGACACATTATATATTTCTAACTCGAGATAATCTCCAGTGTAATATTTTTTAGTTCTTATCATAGTTACTTAAATGCCTGACTTGTTAATACTCATTTGAACTCTTAATCCGGCTTAATGCCGGATGATTTTACCGTATAATTTCTTCTTATATATAAGGAAGAAAGTTTTGAAGTTTTAATTATATATATGAAAGCGGTAAGCATCTGTAAAAGTAGTATGTGCTCTTATATATTTATGTACGATTTTGAAAGAAGTATATCTTCTGCCTACCGCTGTCATATCTTATGTTTTCCATTTATGCATACACATATATACACACTAATAGGATTGTTAGCCCTGTAAGGAGTAGTACATCTGCTATCATGAATAATTTATTTGCCACATCCATCCTCTTCATTGCTGTGAATGATAGCGCTACTATTCCAACCATAAGACCTGTGATTAAGAAAGTTATTATTAAATTAAGCATTTTCTAGTTCTCCAGTAATATTATTAACCTCTTCAGCCTTCCATGCTGGTACTGTGGGGAGTGCACAAGTGGTGCATTTATCATAGTTATGTTCCCGGCACCACTTGCATATATCCTCACGCTGCTCTTCCGTATACATAGCTGCTATATCTTTTGACCTAATCAAGAGGAAAGTCTCCTGCCAGTTCTGCATTAATAGGGTCTTCGTATCTTGCAATGATTTCTGCCATGACTCTTTCCTCTTCTTCCGGATCCGGTCCGTGCGGTTCAAGATACTCATTCACTCTTTTTTCACCAAGTAAATCATCAAAGAATTTATGCACTTTGTTCTTCCTCATATGTTTTGGCCTATCCCTCATTTAGATTCCTCCCATCCCATTCCGTTTGCTTAATATCGGTCACAATAGCAATTCTATCTTCCATCCCTATTTCCCAATTTAGGTATACTCTTGCTTTTTCTAAATCTTCCACTCCACCTTTTCGGTCTGCTCGGATTAAATACTTGAGGGCGCTCCCTCTGCAAAATGCTTTGAATCCATCTTCCCTAAGTACCGCTTTGATAACATCTATGGGCTCTATGCCGAGTCCATCTAATCTGTAGTGTTTGGGCTCATTGACCGTGTAATTGTCAGATTCTTTATTCTTTGCACCTTGAAGGGCTTCTATTTCAACTGCTAGCCCCGGATCATGATTTACCATTCTGGTTAATTGTCTGAAGGTCTTGCTCAGTCTTATGCATCTGATGCTGTAATCAGATAGACCCAGCAGGTATTTAATCTGTTCAAGCATGTTCTCAACATCCGCAACCTCTTCCTGAACACGATCTATGTTCTTGTGACTCAGTGCTTCAACAAGTTCATTCAATTCTTCAATGCATTTTCCCAATTGGATTTCCAAACCGTAATGATCTGCTATAAATTTCAGTTCTTTATTTATCATGTTCTACTACCCTTTCAGTTGTTCTTCTTCAATATGCAGTACCTGAAGTAATGCACTGCGCACCTTTTCGCCTTGTCCCGGATCTTTCGCCTCGATGACTGCAAGGCTCTTACAGCATGATTGAAATATTTCCTGTAAGATATTTACCTGTGCCCTGAATGTTGTAAGTTCATCCTGACTGCTTGCAGACAACTCCTTTTCAAGTCTGGCTATTGTCTTCTCTGCTTCGGTATATGCTGCTTGCAGTTTTGCCTTGCCTTCCTTTACTGCTTCCGCCTTCTCTTTTTCATACTCCGCCTTATATTTATCTACTGCCTCCTTTACGGCATCCTCCGTTTTGTTTTTAGCTGTTTGTGCTTTCACTCTTTCTTTTTCGAGTTTTTCTTTGAACCTTTTAATCTCATCATCCTTCGCAGCGAGCTCCTCAACACTTATCTCTGATTCAGATTGTTCAGCTTCGAGTTCTACAATTCGGTTTTTGAGACTTTCTATTTCATCCGTACCAGCTTCGAGTTCATCATTTCTTGCTTTGAGATTAGTAATTTCTGCCTTAAGTTCAGACACCGTCATGTCGGTAACTCCTTCCGACTCAATCACTTCTTTTGCGATATCTTCTGGAGCTGATAAAAGCGCAAATACCTTGGAAATGCTCAAATTCGTACACGTGTACGAATTTGCAAATATGCTATTTTCGTCAGCTGCGCGTTTGGCCAATTGCATCATTTTGTTTGCTTTTGACTGTGAAAAATCTAGGTTATCATCGCACCATATACCAAACTCTCCATGTGGCAATCGCTCTTTTACTACGAGTAGTCGTCGGCCGGCAGAAGCTGCCATCATTAATGCGATATTTCCGACTGCTTCCATTTGCTGATATAGTCCATTTGCCTCATGGCAAAGCTGCTCTGTACTCTTATCTTCCAGCTCACCATTATTTTCATTAACCTCATAATTTACATCTATAATTGATTCTGTCATTATGCTGCTCCCTTCTTCGACTTCTTTTTGCTTCTTGGTTTGACAATATTATCCAGCCAATCATCTACCCACTTTCTAATTTCCGGTGATGGTAGTTTATTCCCTGTTCCATAGCATTGATATATATGGTTATCACGAAGTTCAATTGTTATGAAAGGTGTATCTGGCTCATCAATTCGCCTCATAACAAATACTGCTGTACCCCCTTCCGTTACTCTGTCATAGTATGAAGCAACACAATTTTTGTTATAACGACCTTCCTCTTCAAATTCCTTACAGTTTTTAAGTGGTCGTATAAGATATTTATTATCTTGATAAACATACTTTTCTAGTTGCGGAAGGTGCATTTTTTCGTAATTTTCTTGTTGCTTTTTGCATTTTTCCGCTTTCTCTGCATCTTTCTTTTCCAGATACTCTCTTGAGACTTTGTCATGTGCTTCATTTAAGTTTTTAGGATATAGATAGTAATCATTTTGTGGATATTCCAGTTCTTTAAGCTGTACATAATAATCTTTGTATAAGCTTCCAATCTCACTACGATTACCAGGATTGCAATGTGTTTTACATTGTTTTTCAAGATACCTAAGTAACTGAATTAAATTATTAAATTCCCTCAGTTCTTTTATCCAGCCACAACCATAGCCGTTTCCGCACAAGAATCTCGCATCCGAAATCCATTTTTGGCATAGTTCCATATGTTCTTTTTTTACTTTGTTTTGCTTCTTAAGGATCTTGTACCTTAATATTCCATCTGTATTGAAATAATCCCATTGCTTCAACTTATCAATATCCTGCGATGAAAGCCTTAATAGTTCAGGTATTGTTCTAGCTTTCCAGTTTGGTCTTATATATGTTGATATTTTTTTAAGCTTGTACTCTACCAGATGTGCAAGTCCTGATTTTTTAATATATTCAACACTTGGATATCTTGCACAAAACACCATCTCATCAATCAGGTAGTTAACAAAATATGAATCTGCTAAATATGCTCCCTCTCGCATTTGCAGATGTATATCCATGTGTTTCAAGAAGCTTTGTGCAATAAGATCATCTAAATTTATATTCACGACAAATTGTTCATTTGATATTACATGTTGTGGTTTGTATTTCCCCCATTCAGGCTCCCCAGTTCTCCAATTAAAAATGTAGCCATATGAATATTGTTCATCTCTGTTGATTACGTTGATTGATTCAATTTCTATCTCAATAGTGTCTTCTATTTGTTCAACATTCTTTTCTGCACATCTCCAGTAACTGCAGGCTGAGGCGCAGTATATACTTTCATCTTCTAACCACAACCAAAAGAAATATTGATGTGTTCCAAAAGGAACCGTGGTGTGAGGTATTGCTGTTTCCCTTGTTTCACAGTGAGGACAGCAAACAACGTCGTTCTTATAGATAGTCTCTGTATAATCCCAGATATGTCCGCAATGTGAGCAATGTGCTATTTTCTTCCAGCGGTTATATACAGTTGCTGCACAGGTTTCCTGATTTACCCAGTCTTCAAAGTTGTCTGGAAAGCGAATATTTATAGGTGAGCTATCTGCATTTCTATAATTGATTTGCATATCCACCTCCTCTACATCAGGTCAAGGATATCTATTGTTCCTGGACTAGTGATGTTTGATGATGGTTTCGCATGAATGTCGTAGTAATCATCAACAATCTGCAGCACTTCTTCATTCGTAAGACAGCCGACATTATCCTTTGCATTTTTCCTGGCTTCCGACGTAATCTTGGAGATTAAGTCTTTTATTGATTTGCATTCTGCAGTTATATGATTTGCCACCTCTTCAGTCTTGCAGACTTCATTCAGATGCTCTTCTATGAAATTAGCAAGAGAGCCACCGATTTGTAGTGACTCTTCAGTAATTTGTTCTCTAGCCTTATTAATTACTTCTAAACTCATGATTTTCTCCTGTTGCTATTACTCTGCTATTAACCTTCAAATTCACCTGACAGTATGATGCTTAGTTCGTACGCTTCCTCTTCAGTAAGAGTGATACCACGTGACATCTTTTCATGCTTAGGATCCCAATCTCGTATGTCATATTTTGGTTCGTTATCATTCCAGGATACGAGATTAATTTCCTTCGTCCATCCATTCTTGCTTTCTGAAATAATCCCTATATGTTCCTTGATTTCACAATTAATCTGATTCATTTTTCTCCTCGTTTCTTTATTCTTCAAAGTTAATACCGCATATGCGTCCCATCTTCTTTGATTGCACCCCATGACCATATTTACCTGCTTGAGGTTTATCTCGCATAAAGACTCTGAAATCTACCATGCACTGAGGACATAGATCATATACTCCCTCTGCTTCTCCTACTACATTGAGCGGTTTGCTACGGTTTTTATAGTCAATTTCTTCTCCGCATCTATCGCAGAAAATACGCTTCATGTTCGCCTCCTATCTTTTGCTAAAACATTTCTCTTGGCTGCCCCTCTCTGGCGTGTAATCTTTCATACTCTTGCTCTCTAGCTTCAATGTCCCTTTCTTTGGTTTTGATAATCGCCATTAAGATTTCTTTCGTTTTTGTTCTAGGATTATGTGCTGTTCGTAATCTGTCTTGAAACTTGCATATTGTTCTTTCGTCTTCTCTATTTGCGAATATAAGTTCACGCATTTTCTGGCGACCTTCCGGATCATACCGGCAGTGCCAATCATCGCAGTACTCACACTGTTTGCAGCATTTGTCACAAATAGTTCCTTTAATACGGCGGCACCATCGGAAAGCTCTATTATCTCTCGGTGTTCCATGTTCGTGACCACAGCGATCACATATGCAGCCAGCCTCTACCATTTCCTCTCCTTTATCAATTACAGCCTATGGCATATAGGAATACCCACAGCATTGGGATGAACAAGATGGCAGCGATCGAACCTACTAATGCAATTGATTGAAAATTCCCATCTTCGTCTGAACACATGTACTTAACCGATTCTACGAATTCCTTCAGCATCTCGATTCACCACCTTTTTGTTATTCCTGATATCGATATTTATTTCAACCGAGGCATTCGCTATCGCATCTGCATAGCCTGTGCAGTACATCAGTTCTGCAAGCGGCTCAAGTTCAGCGGGAAAATCTATATCGAATGCATCCTCTAAGCTTAGATACAGTATCTTTTTATGACTTTCATATGCCTCCTTTGCAGCTTCCGTTAACTCCTCTTCATTTATCATTGGTTTTAGGTTCTTTCTATTCATTGTGGTTTTCCTCCTATGTCAGTTCCTATGCTGCATAATCCTTTCTGCTACATCTCCAACGAAGTATTTCTTGCTTCGTCCATTCTCCAAACACGAAATTCCTTCCATCATTTTGACTACTGTTTCTCGCCTACACCCAAGGCTTCTTGCTATTTGCGAGATATTTGGGAAATCACTTCCAGTACTTTTAGCCAATTGGGCTTGTATCTCTGCCTTTTTCATAGCCGTTTCTCTCCTTTTGCACATTTTTCTGTGAATACATAAGTTGGGCTAATAAGCTCGATAATTACATTGACATTCGAGATTATGTCATCATCGGTAATATCTGCTATGAGTTCGCCAGTTCTATCTTTGATGACTATTTCTTTTACTTCTTTATTGCCTATTTTCATTACTTTTTCTCCTTTTCCGTGTGATATACTCCCTTTACAGACTGTTGGAGCAGTCGAGTATTAAGAAGGGAGATGTTTCGAATGAATTTTTATTACTTTAATAGCTCGCCCGATGAGCATGGTTATCATGAAGTGCATTCTCAAACCTGTAGCTATTTGCCGAATAGTTCTCATATGGTGGACATTGGTTATTGCGATTCCTGTCATGAAGCTTTAAGCCTTGCCCGCTATAAGTATCCGAGTTTAAAATTCGATGGATGCTACTGGTGTTGTCAAGAATGTCATAAGCTCTAAGTTTAGGCTGACATTAGTCAGCCTTATTTTGTAATTCAGGTTTCATGAGTACCGCACGACTTACGAATATGTCCTGAACTAGGACTATAGTTTCATCTAGTACCTCTAGTGTTAGATTTCTGTCTTTCATATGATTTAAGATCATGTTTGCCATTTCACCGGCTTCTCTTTCTTTCCATGCTTTTTGTGTTTCAACTTTCATGTGTGTCTCCTTTCTGTTTTGCTGTATAATCACCTCGGGTATACTTATGAAAGGAGGTGATTAAGTATGAAGCTAAATCCTGATTGCCTACGTGCAATACTCTTATCTGTCGAAAATGAAACAGACCTTGATAATTCTTTAGTAATTGGTCCATATGAAATGCCAGCTTGTTTATTGGACTTCCCGCAAAACGAAGTAATGTATCATGTTAAGCAAGCGGAATTGTCAAATCTTATCCTCATAGAGGGCTGGTTCGTGAGTGGAAACTGCTCTATAAAATATTTGACTCCAGAAGGTCATCAATTTATAGGCAACATCCAAAGTGATAAACTTTGGAACCGTGTAAAAAATGTTGCTAAAGATGCTGGGGTTAACACGGTTCAGGCGCTCGTGCAGATAGCGTCCAATGTAGCCCTATCGGCAATTCAATCTCACCTGTAGTTTTTACGACCATAGACAGGCTTACTCTTGCCGTTTTAGACGAAAGTTTGTCTATGGTGATTTCTGACAAGAATTTTAGTTCTGATCCGTCTAGGTAGAATCTGTTATCTTTTACTTCGAGCTTGTTCACTTGTGCCTCCTTTCTGGTGCTACTCTCCCTTTTTCTGTTCCCCTTCTTTTGTTTGCAATCGACTTACCCCATTCCACTGATGTATAATTTCTTCAACCATAAATTTTTAGGAAAGGAGGTATAATTGATATGACACCTGAAGAAAAATTCGCCTTTGATACAACCGTTGAACTCATGAAGGCTAAACTCTCAAACTCAATGCTTACTGTTTCTCAGAAAAGTGGCACAGAGCTAGGTTTAATGTTTAAAGAAGTCTATAAACATGTTCTCTCTGTTATAGAGAAAGAAGCTTAGCTATAGCTTCAGCTACCGCAGGCACGGACGCAGTTTGTTCAATCGATACCACTTTGTTCGTGTCTGTTATCGTTTCCAAATAATCAATGAGTAAATTTATCGTTTTTTCCTTTTTGTCAATTACCTTTGTACTGTCCATCTTGGTTCTCCCTCTTCAGCTCTTCTTTCCAATAGTGACTGTAATTCCTAAATTCTTAAAAGCTTTATCTGCAGCATCCAGTGAAATGTTTCGCTTTCCTGTTTCCCAGTAAGATACAGAGCGACCTGTACACCCCAGCAACGCACCGAACTCCTTATAATTCATGTTGCGTTTTCGCCTCTCAATTTTTAGTATGTTTCTTATCTCTTCAGATTTCCTCATATTGACCTTACCTCTACTTTCTGATATATTGTTATCAAACACATGTTCGCAACAATATATTGTGTGTAATCCAATATAAAAGAAAGGAGGTGTTCTGTTATGGCAAAACCTATTAAGCCAGGTACTGACAATAAGCCCGGTGGGACTTACGTTGAAGTCGGTCCTAAAGGTGGTAAAGTAGATCGTCCTAGAATTGTTCATATTGATCCAGGCGATAGATTACCCCCTACAAAAGAACCAGGTAATGGCTGGATAAAAAAGTAATCTTTTTACCGCTCTTTATGAGCGGCTTTTTATTTCAAGCTTTTTTCTGGATATGCAGTAGCATCTTCCAAACACATTTATCTGTATCCATGCTTCTGCATATAGCTTTCCGTCTTCTTCATACTTTGTTATGTAATGTTTAACCATTTCTCCCTCCCTCTTCAGCTGTAAATTATTATTTTTATCTAACATGTTAGACGTCTATGATAAAAAAATTTCATTTGGTTTCTTTTCCAAAGCCTCTGCGATTCTACGCAGCGTTACTGTACTTGCTTCCGTTGCTTTTCCTGTCTCAAGATTGGAAATCGTAGTTCTTGAGACATTTGCTTTTATCGCAAGTTCTTCTTGTGATAAATTCATTGCTTCTCTGAATTCCTTAATCCTATATCGTGATTTCATTATTTTTTCCTCCTGTATAATTTTCTTTACATCTCGGAGTCTAACATGTTGTACGTAGATTGTCAATGATTTTTGTTTAACTTGTTTGACAAAAATTGTATAATTCGTATAACAAGTTTTACAAGGGCTTCTAGGAGGATTTTATGTCAACGCTTGGAGAAATTATCTATAAATATCGAAAAGAGCACAATTTAAGTATGGAAGCTTTTTCTAAAGCGAGTGGAATTAGTAAGGCTTACATCTCTATATTAGAGCGTAATGCAAGACCAGGAACAAACAAGCCAATAGCACCATCAGTTGAGACGATAAAGTTGGCTAGCGACGGAATGAACATGGACTTTAATAAACTTTTTAGCTTATTAGAAGGAGATATATCATTAGATCATTCAGACCGACCTCTCCCATCAAATATCATTCTGCCTGCAGCACACAAGCTACCTATCATGGGTACTATATGTGCCGGTGATGGTGTGGTATGCGAAGATGATTACCAGGGTACATTTATAGTAGATACAGATGTTAAAGCGGATTATTGCCTCCGGGTAAAAGGCGACAGTATGATCGGTGCCAATATCTATGATGGTGATATAGTCTTTATTTCAAAGTCTTATGATTTCGTTCAAGACCAAATATATGCTATTGAGAGACTGGATCATAACGAGGCTTCGCTAAAAAGAATTACTCAAGATGGGGATACATTAATCCTTAATCCTTGTAATCCTGAGTATCATGCGATGGTTACTGACTACGAAGAGGTGAGGATAATCGGGCGTTGTGTCGGAGTGCTACATAAGTATGTGTAGATGTGGAATTAATTAGGAGGTTTATATGGAAAAAGATATTATTGTGTCGTTAAAATCAACTTTTGACGATATTATGCATACTACGGATGACGGTGTTGAGTTTTGGTATGCTAGAGAGTTACAGTCACATTTAGCATATTCTGAATGGAGAAATTTTGAAAAGGTAATCAATAAAGCGAGAACTGCATGTAAAAACGCTGGAAGCGTTGAAAAGATGCATTTTGTTGACGTCAACAAATCATACAATATGCCCAATGGCGGTGTTAGAGAAATTGACGATATATTGTTAACCAGATATGCATGCTACCTTATCGCTCAAAATGGAGATCCTAGAAAAAACGAAATCGCGTTTGCTCAGTGTTATTTTGCTGTAAAAACAAGAGAAGCTGAAGTTATAGAACAAAGACTTGCTGAACTTGATCGTTTAAACATTCGTAATGAATTGCGAGCATCTGAAAAGCGTCTTTCACAAAACATTTATGAGCGAGGAGTTGACGACAAAGGCTTTGGACGTATTCGTTCCAAAGGAGATGCCGCATTATTTGGTGGCAAGAACACACAGCAGATGAAAGATAAATATAATATTAAAAGTGGTCCTTTATCTGATCATTTGCCTGCAGTGACGCTTGCTGCTAAAAATCTAGCAACAGAAATGACAAATCTAAATGTAGAAACAAAAGATTTAAAAGGTGAGTACCCTATCACTAAAGAACACATTCAGAACAATTCTAGTGTTAGAAATATGCTTGGAGAAAGAGGAATTAAGCCCGAAGAATTACCACCAGCAGAAGATACAAAGAAGATTGAGCGCAGGGTTAAATCAGATGAGCGCAAATTAGCAAGTCTAAAAAAGAATAAATAACTATTATGTATGAAAATCACCAAGATACTGTTTCTGTAACATTTAAAGGTGAATCATTTTGGTTAACTCAAAAGGCTATGGCTGGGTTTTGAAATTTTATAGCACAAATCTATACAATTTTTTTGAGTTATAAAAAACCATAGCACAAATATCCTCGTTTTTTTGAGTTATAAAAGGCTATAGCATAAATTTATCTGATTTTTTGAGTTATAAATTTTTATGACTCAAAATGTGCCATTCCCCTATAACCACATAAAATAACCGCACCTGCGGCAACAGGCACGGTTGTAGAAATTGGCATCGCTTGATACACAAAGTTCCAACAAAAGTATATCAGCGATGCCTTGTTATTACAAGCAGGGCACTTTTTGTGTTCGGATTTAAGGAGGCATCGCATGTCCAGCAAGTTTAAAAAATATTTGTCTTTTGATGGCAAAATATATCAAATCTATGGAAAGACAGAAGAGGAAGCCATCATTAACCGTGAGAAAAAGCGGCAAGAACTTGAAGATCAAATGTGTTATAGCGGAGGTAATCAAAAACTATCGGACTGGGCAAAGATTTGTGTTGATGCATACAAGCCTAATCTCGATGGTAAGACTTTAAAGACATATTGGACAATAATGAACAATGGAATTTTGAATCACATTGGGTACATGCCCATTAAAAAGATTACACCGATCATGTGCCAACGACTTTTAAATTTGCGTTCCGATGGTTCCGGTTACTATATTCGTAGAGTGAACAACATGCTCAATTTTCTGTTTGACAAGGCTGTTGATAATGGTTACATAATGAAAAACCCTGCACATGGTTTAGTGTTGCCAAAAGGTAACTATAATCCCAGACGTTCACTTACTGCCGAAGAACTTGAGTTGTTTTTTAAAGCTGTAGAAACACATGATAAAAGACTATATTTCTTATTGATTTATTATTGTGGGTGTCGTCCTGAGGAAGCAGCTCAAGCAAGATGGTCTGATATATATCAGGAATCCGATTATTGGTATTTACATATTCGCGGAACCAAAACGGTCAATGCCGATCGTATTGTCCCCATTCCTAACGAGTTTTATGATAAACACCTTAATCCACATAACGAAAGGGGTCTCATCTGTCCTACTCTCAAAGGAACTATGATGGATGAACAATCGCGAAAGCGAGCATGGTATTCTTTAGTTAGGGAAATGAATATATTAGCCGGATGTAAACTCTATAGGAATCAATTAATCCCGCCACTCAAAATTTCAAAGGATTTAGTAACGTATTGCTTGCGCCATACTTACTGTACTAACCTAGCAAAACATGGTGTAGATATCAGGACAGCTCAGGCACTTATGGGGCATGCCGATATAACAATTACAGCAAATATTTATACCCATATCGATAAAGATTTAATTGAAAACGCTGCAAGAATTATTAGTGCCCGCTCGACGAATTCAAAAAGTGACTATAAAAGTGACTAG